TGTGGGTACAAGGAAGGTGGTACTGTAAAAGACGCGTGCTATAAGAAGGTAAAGAAGCAATATAAAGTGTTCCCGTCAGCATATGCTTCGGGGGCCATTGCTAAATGCCGGAAGAAAAAGGCTGGTAAGTAATGCGTAAGAAGATACGCAAGACAGAGAAAGGTGCTTCGTTAAAGCGTTGGTTCAAAGAGGACTGGAAAGACGTTAGCACCGGTAAGGCGTGTGGTCGAAAGAAGGGAGACGGTCGTGGCACTCCATATTGCCGTCCTAGCAAACGGGTATCTGAAAAGACTCCTAAGACCTCTGGCGAGATGTCTAGCGCCGAGAAGAAAAAGAAGGTAGCCGAGAAGAAGAGTCTTGGCCAACCAGCAGGAAAACCTAGGCGTGTAACAGCCGCCAAAAGGAGAAAAAAGTAATGGGTATGGGCGTCAAGCACTACAAAAAAGACGGTAAAGAACACAAAGGCGGTCTACACAAGATGGCTGATGGGAGTCTTCACACGGGCAAAACCCATACTAAGACTAGTGTAAAGTTGTTCCACTATGGCAATCTATCTAACAAAGCCAAAGTTAAAGCTAAATCAGGATGGGGTAAGTAATGGCTACATCAAATAGTGCGACGTTTAACATGGAATTCACGGACATTGCCGAGGAAGCGTTCGAGCGTGCGGGACGGGAAATGCGCTCTGGGTACGATTTAAAGACCGCTAGACGTTCCATGAACCTGCTTACTATCGAGTGGCAGAACCGTGGCATAAACATGTGGACTATAGATAGTGGAACTATTGACCTAGTTCAAGGACAGACGCAGTATCCCCTACCCGCAGATACCATAGACTTACTAGAACATCAGGTACGCACAGGCAGTGGCAACGTGGCGACTCAATCTGATCTCAACCTAAGTCGTATTAGTGTGAGTACTTACGCGTCCATCCCTAACAAGTTAACACAAGGCAGACCTATCCAACTTTATATAGAGCGGCTGCGAGATGCCCCCCTAGTAAATGTTTGGCCTGTGCCAGACACCAACGACTACAAATTATACTACTGGCGTATGCGTAGGATCGAAGATGCGGGTAGTGGCGTACAGACTCCAGACATGAACTTTAGGTTCTTCCCCTGCCTAGTAGCGGGGCTAGCGTACTACATAGCAATGAAGCTGCCGGAGATGATGGATCGGGTACCCCTACTTAAAGCGGTGTACGACGAGCAGTTTGAGCTAGCCGCAGGAGAGGATAGAGAGAAAGCGGCAGTTAGATTTGTACCCCGTATGGGATATATGTAGTCATGTCTAACCAATTCGCCTCTAGTAAGAGAGCAATAGCCTACTGCGACATATGCGGATGGGAATACAAACTAAAAGAACTACGTAGTCTAGTTGTCAAGAGCAGAGATACTAACATAAAGGCGTGTCCTGAGTGTTGGAACAAAGACCATCCCCAGTTAAGGTTGGGAGAGTTTCCGGTCAATGATCCTCAAGCGTTACGTGATCCACGACCTGATACCAGTTTAGGTGAGTCAGGAGACTTTAGTAGTAGAGGCACTCAGTGGGGGTGGAACCCTGTAGGTGGCGGATTTGACCCTTATAATTTAACTCCTAATACTTTATTAATTAGTGGTATTATAGGCCAAGTTACAATAACGACTTAATAGGAACAAAACGATGAAAGAAGTAAAAGTAACCAAGAATAAGGGTGTGCAGCCCTACTCTAGTGCGTGTAAGCCGTGCATGGCTGACGTTAAAACTTCCGGTATCAAAGTTCGCGGTACTGGCGCAGCAACAAAAGGCACTATGGCTCGCGGCCCAATGGCGTAAACTATGAACTACACCGAACTAAAAGCCAATATCCAAGACATTTGTGAGAACACGTTCACCGATGACCAGCTTGCTATGTTTACCCAACAAGCGGAGCAGAAGATATACAGCTCGGTTCAAATCCCTGCGTTGCGTAAACTAGATGACGGGCCATTAGTACAGACAAATAAGCTGTACACCTTGCCCAGTGACTTTTTATACACGTATAGCTTGGCCGTTATAAGCAATAGTACTTACACGTACCTGCTGAACAAAGATGTTAACTTTCTGCGGGAAGCCTACCCCGTAAACACTGCGGCTAACTACGGCACTCCCAAATTTTACGCTTACTACGACGATACTAAGCTAGAGTTTGCCCCCACGCCTGATGCTAACTACGAGATAGAACACATCTACGGGTACTACCCTGCTTCTATAGTTACCGCAGGTACTACTTGGCTAGGTACAAACTTCGACTCCGCGTTGTTAAACGGCGCTTTGGTAGAAGCTATACGGTTTATGAAGGGCGAGCCAGACCTTGTTGCGAACTACGAAAAAATGTTTGCTCTGGCTATAGGACTGTTAAAGAACTTGGGTGACGGAAAGTTACGTCAAGACATGTATCGTTCTGGGCAATATAGAGTTACCCCCACTTAGGTAAATACGAATGTCAATCAGCCAAGCAATGTGTACTTCTTTTAAAGTCGCTCTACTAGACGCAGAGATGGATTTTAGTGCGAATACTACACAAACATTTAAGATAGCGCTGTACACTTCTAGTGCTAGTATAGACGCTACTACGACAGCTTACACCACTGATAACGAGGTAGTAGGTACGAACTACGTTGCGGGAGGAAATACGTTAACTATTTCTACTAACCCTACAAACGGAGGCTCGGGCACAGTAGCTTTCCTAGACTTTGCAGACACTACATGGGCAGCATCTTCTATTACCGCCCGTGGCGCTTTACTATACAAGGCGGGGGGTACTAACCCTGCGATAGCCGTGTTAGATTTCGGGGCGGATAAAACTACTAAAACCAGCGACTTTGCAGTGCAATTCCCCGCCGGTGATGCTGCTAACGCCATAGTGCGGGTAACGTAAACAAATAACTTAGCCGTGTGAGGCCAAACAAATGACAACGCAATACACTTCGATTTTAAAACTAGCCCTACCTGTACAGGGGGAATTAAGCGGTACGTGGGGTGATGTAGTAAACGATAATATAACCTCTATGGTAGAACAGGCTATAGCGGGGCGTGCGGTCATTAATTCGTGGACTGCAAACGCACACACGTTAACCACTGCTAATGGAGTCACGTCCGAATCTAGATGTGCAATGCTAGAGTTTACTGACTCAGGCAACCAGCTAACCGGAGCGGGTAGTGTGATATGCCCAACTCTATCTAAGATATACATAGCTAAGAACGCTTCTGGACAAAACGTAACCCTAAAAACATCTGGCGGTACCGGCATTCTAGTCCCTAACGGACGCACTATGTTCTTGTTTTGTGACGGAACTAACGTAGTTGAGGCGGTAACAAGTACTACTTCTTTGCAGTTGGGTACTAGCACGACGGTAACAGCGGTGCTCGATGAAGACAACATGGCCTCAAACAGCGCCGTGTCTCTCGCTACACAGCAGTCGATCAAAGCATACGTAGATGCTCAAGTAGCCACATCCGATACCCTTGCGGAAGTACTAGCTAATGGAAATACCACTGGCGGTACAGACGTATCCGTGTCTACTGATGACAAGGTACAGTTTCGCGACGCAGCTATATACATTAACTCTAGCGCAGACGGGCAACTTGATATTGTTGCTGATACAGAAATACAGATAGCCGCTACTACAATTGATGTAAATGGCATCCTAGATGTTTCTGGGAATATAGTAGCGGGCGGTACAGTTGATGGGCGAGATGTCGCTACTGATGGAACTAAGCTGGACGGTATAGAAGCTAGTGCGGACGTTACTGATACTGCTAATGTTACAGCCGCTGGCGCATTAATGGATAGTGAAGTAACTAACCTTGCACAGGTCAAGGCTTTTGATTCTTCGGACTATGCTACTGCGGCACAAGGCACTTTAGCTGCTGCGGCATTGCCTAAAGCTGGCGGTGCAATGACTGGAGCTATTACAACTAATAGCACCTTTGACGGTCGTGATGTAGCTACTGATGGTACTAAGCTAGATGGTATTGAAGCTTCCGCAGACGTTACAGACGCTACAAACGTAACAGCCGCTGGTGCCTTGATGGACAGTGAGGTTACTAACCTAGCACAAGTTAAAGCCTTTGATTCTTCGGACTACGCTACTGCTGCTCAGGGAACAACCGCTGACGCTGCGCTTCCTAAAGCCGGTGGAACCATGTCGGGTGCAATAGCAATGGGAACCTCCAAGATTACTGGAGCAGGCAACCCAACCGCTGCACAGGACGTAGCAACTAAAGCTTATGTTGATTCCCAATCTGGAGGCGGTGAAACCCTTCAACAAACATTAGCTATTGGAAATACTACAACTACTGATACTAAAATTCAGTTCCGTGACACAGGCTTGTACATTAATTCTAGTGCTGATGGACAACTTGATATTGTTGCTGATACAGAAGTACAGATAGCTGCTACTACAGTTGATGTAAATGGCATTTTAGATGTGTCTGGTAACATAGTAGCAGGCGGCACAGTTGATGGTCGTGATATAGCTACTGATGGTACTAAGCTAGACGGCATTGAAGCTAGTGCAGATGTAACTGATGCAACCAATGTTACAGCCGCTGGCGCACTAATGGATTCTGAAGTCACCAACCTTGCACAGGTTAAAGCTTTTGCTTCTTCTGATTATGCTACGGCTGCTCAAGGTACTCTAGCTGCTGCTGCACTTCCCAAGACTGGCGGTGCAATGACTGGCGCAATTACTACCAATAGCACTTTTGATGGTCGCGATGTCGCTGCTGATGGCGTTACCGCTGACGCAGCACTTCCAAAATCTGGCGGTGCGATGACTGGAGCTATTACAACTAACAGCACCTTTGATGGCCGTGATGTTGCTACAGATGGCACAAAGCTAGACGGTATTGAAGCCTCCGCAGACGTAACAGACACAACTAATGTAGTAGCTTCTTTAACCGCAGGCTCTAACATTACTATTGCTGCTGACGGAACAATTGCAAGCACTGCTTCAGGCGGCGGTGAAACCCTTCAACAAACATTAGCTATTGGAAATACTACAACTACTGATACTAAAATTCAGTTCCGTGACACAGCTATATACATTAACTCTAGCGTTGATGGTCAGTTGGATATTGTTGCAGACACTGAGGTTCAATTAGCAGCAACCACGTTTGACATTAACGCCGCTGTAGTGACAAACGGTGATGTTACAGTAGGTGATGATTTAAGCCTATTATCTGACAGTTCTAAAATAAACTTTGGTCTTAATAGTGATGTGTCGCTTACGCATCAGCACAACTTGGGTTTGCTTTTAAACAGCACTCGCCGGCTTTATTTTAATGACACAAGCCAATATATTTATGGCTCAGATAGCACTAGATTAAAAATGGGAGCTACTAACGAAATTGAGCTTAACGCTACTCTTATTGATGTCAATGGTGAGTTAGATGTCTCAGGAAATATTGTAGTCGCAGGGACTGTAGATGGTCGTGATGTAGCCGCTGATGGTGTAACTGCTGACGCAGCACTGCCTAAAGCTGGTGGAACTATGACCGGAGCGCTTACAAGCGGCTCTGACGGTACTGGGCATGACGTTAAGTTCTTTGGAGACACTGCCGGTCATTATATGCTTTATGACGCATCAACTGACAATTTAAACTTAGTTGGCGTTGGTTCTAGTCTTTCCGTAGGCGGCAGTCTAGTAACAGACCCTGCTGGTAATCTTGCTATCCAAAGCGGCGCAAACTTTTTTGCAGCTATTACTGAAGATTCAGATACCCTTAGTGGAAGCGGTGCTGTAACTATCAATCTAAACAACGCTACTAATTGGCTACACGATTTATCGGGAAACACCACTTACACTTTCACATACCCGACCACTACAAACGTGCAAGTGTCTAGCTCTTTTACGCTAAAAATTATTCAAGGTACAACGGCTCGTACAATTACATGGCCTTCTAGTGTTGACTGGGCGGGAGGCACAGCACCTACGCTTTCTACGGCAAATAACGCAGTAGATGTTTTTGTATTTTATACAATTGACAGCGGCACAACATGGTACGGCTTCACGGCTGGACAGGCGATGGCGTAATGGGATTTATAGCTAATAAATTAATGCAGCAAACTGGGTACAGCTACACCCCAGAATCAGGCCAGTTTACTAAAGGCTTATTAATGGGGGGTAGTGATGCAACGGGTGTAAATGTTGCTGATATAGACAATCTTTCATGGGGAAATAATGTTGCTGATACCAGTTTGTCTATAAGCTATGCAAGCTCTGTAGATTCTACAAGGGATTTGGGGTTTAGCTGCAATATACTTTCCGATGAAATAACCTGTGTAGATTTTAGCGACATATCAAATGTCAGCATAGCGGATTCACTTGTAGATTCTGACAAATTTGATTTTACAAGAGGGGTTGCAGCAGATCCCACTACAGAGATTGTTTATGTTTCTGGCAGTAGCCCCAATTATTTTAATGCTGTTGATTATAGCGACCCTACAAATCTGTCTATAACAAGCAGTTTATCTACCACTTCGGGAGGCGATTTAATTGTTTTGGACACTGCTAGGGATACCGCATTTCTGAAAACGGGAGGTAGTCTAGTATCTATAAACATAGCAAACCCTGCTAGTATGTCAGTAAGAACAACTTTAGCTTCTAGCAGTGACATGAACACCGCTGGGGGATTAGCAATAGACACTACTAACGACCTTGTTTTTACTGGCCACTATAGTAATGATAAAGTTGCCGTAATAAACACATCAAATGTCGCAAGCTTATCGGTTATTAGTAGCCTTTCTGACAGTACAAACTTAAATCAACCAACTGTACTTGCAACTGACCCAAGTAAAGAGTTACTTTTTTGTTTATGTGTGGACAGCTTATCGGTTGTTGATTATAGCAATACCTCATCTATGAGCATTACTGACACTGTTTCTGAAGTTAATCTTGGCCAAGGAAACAGTCGAAGCTTGGCAGTTGACCCAGTGCGAGAATTAGTTTTTGTTAAAGCTAGAAGTGAGGATTACACCCTATACGTCTATGATTATTCAGACCCGACCAGTTTGACCGAAACAACACTGGTTGGCGCAAGCTCATATGCCGGCGGTGGTTTCATTGTATTGGGCGGCATAGCCTCTTAATTAAAGGAATAAAACATGTTAGTAAAAATAGTAAATGACGCTGTAGATACTTTTCCATATAGCGTAAGAAAATTAAAAGAAGAAAACCCTAACACTTCTTTCCCAAAAGAAATGCCCCCTGAAGTCTTAGCTGAGTGGGGGGTCTACAGAGTGGATATGGCTACTAAGCCTACACCGGCACCTAGTCAAACCGCTGTGCCTGACGATTCCCCTACGCTTGTAGATGGGGTGTGGACTTTAGGCTGGACGGTTAGAGACTGGACGGCAGATGAGTTAACACGACTTGCTAGAAATGCTAGATATGATAGAGACGAAAAGCTATCTGAATCCGACTGGACGCAGTTACCTGATTCGCCGTTAGACAGCACTATAAAGGCTTCTTGGGCTACGTACCGCACAGCACTACGAGACGTAACTGGACAGTCTGGTTTTCCTACTGACATTACTTGGCCTACAGCGCCTTAACTATACTTGGAGTAACAACAATGAAATATTTATTAGTACTAGCAGCATTAACTCTATCGGCCTGTAACACGTTTAACGGTGCGGTAGATGGTTCACAAATGATCGTAGGCACCACTGTTGATTCAGCTCAGTCTATGGTTACGGATACAGCTAAAGGCGTTGGTGCAGGATCAGCTACGTTTGTTGAAGGTATTGCCACTGACATCCGCAAAGCGTCTGAGTAAATGTTAGCCGAGATCACCGCCGCCAATGCTGCGTTTAAGCTTATCAAAACTGCGCTTAGTAACGGCAAGGAGCTTTACGACTGTTCAGAAGCGGCGAAATCTTATTTTACTAACAAGAGCGCTATAACCAAGCGCGTTGCTCAAAAAGGCAAGTCTGACCTCGATGCTTTTATGGCCCTTGAGAAAATCAAAGAGCAAGAGGAATGGCTAAAGGACTATATGGTCTACGCTGGCCGAGCTGAGATGTATAGCGACTGGCTCAACTTCCAAAGCGAGTGCAAACGGGAGCGAGAGAGAGTCGCTAGGTTGGCTGTACTTAAACGCCATGCCACACTAAAGCTAATTAAACAGTTTGTTACCGTTATAGGTATAGCGGTAGCGGTAGTTCCCATAATGATTTACGTAATAATACTTACGGCACAAGAGTACAAATAATGACCACAGTCAAAGAGATGGAAGTAAAACTAAACGGGCACGAAAAAGAGTGTGCCGTTAGGTATGCCAATATAGAAAAGCAATTAGACCAAGGCAATGCCAAGTTTGATAAAATTAATACTCGATTTGATGCTGTTGATAAGCGGTTGTGGCTTCTTTATCCCTTTGTGCTAGTTTCTCCTCTCGTAGAGAAGTTATTCCAATGAGTATATTAAACTCTTTAATAGCACCCGTAACTGGTCTTCTTGACAAGTTTATTCCTGATGCCGATACAAAGCAAAAGATCGCGCACGAACTAGCGACTATGGCCGAAAAGCACGGTCAGGAAATAGCACTAGCGCAAATTAAACTTAACACTGAAGACGCTAAAGGCAATTGGTTTCAATCGGGCTGGCGGCCAGCAACTGGCTGGATCTGTGTCGCTGGATTTGCCGTAAACTTCCTTATTTCGCCATTAGCTGCACCTTTAGGAATAGTAATACCACAAGCGGATACCACGGTTATGTTGCCTGTATTGCTTGGTATGTTGGGTCTGGGTGGTATGCGCACTGCGGAAAGGATGAAGGGTAAAGGCAAATGAAGTACTTCAAACTCTCAGATTTTAACTGCCAACAGACGGGTAACAACGAGATGTGCGAGGATTTCTTGGTAAGACTTGATAACCTACGCGAGGCTTGTGGGTTTCCGTTCGTAATTACTTCGGGCTACAGAGACCCTAGGCACAGCATAGAAGCACGAAAAGCTAAACCCGGAAAGCACAGTGAGGGCATTGCTTCAGATATACGTATCTCTAACGGTGCAGAAGGGTATAAAATAGTCTCTGAGGCAATGAAGGCTGGGTTTACTGGCATTGGAATTGCTAAGACATTTATCCATGTAGACGACCGAAAAACTACTCCGGTTGTCTGGTCATACTAGTAGGTAACCTATGCCCCTTAAAAAACTACAGCTAAAACCCGGTATTAACCGTGAGAACACCCGCTATACTAATGAGGGCGGTTGGTATGAGTGCGATAAAGTCCGGTTTCGCCAAGGTCTGCCGGAGAAGATTGGGGGGTGGCAGCGTATATCTGACGCTACGTTCCTCGGCGTATGCCGATCTCTGTGGAACTGGGTTACCCTAGGTAGTCAGAACCTGATCGCCGTAGGCACTAACTTAAAGTACTACATTGAGAACGGTGGCGCTTACAACGATATCACACCATTACGTGCTACTGTAACCCTGACTAACCCGTTTGAGACTACTAGTGGTTCGCCTATAGTAGAAGTTACTGACGCCAACGGAGGATATATTGACGGGGACTTTGTTACGTTTAGCGGCGCAAGTGCTGTAGGGGGTCTCACTCTAAACGCCGAGTATCAGCTATCTGAAACTACAACAAACAACGTATATACAATAGATGCAGGGACTAACGCCAGTTCAAGTGCTACAGGTGGTGGCACAGTAACGGCTGCCTACCAGATCAATGTTGGCCCTGCTTTTGCTATCCCCCTAGTTGGTTGGGGGGCTTCAAGTTGGGGTGTCGGTGCGTGGGGCGTAGGTGACTCTTCTACTGCTAGCCTACGTATATGGAGCCAAGCTAACTTTGGAGAAGATTTAATACTTGCTCCTCGGGGCGGCTCTATATACCTTTGGGATGCCACAAACGGGGTAACCACTAGGGCAGTAGCTCTTACAGGTACGGAAGTACCAACGTCACAGAAGCTAATCCTCGTGTCAGACGTTAATCGGTTTGTATTTGCTTTCGGTGCTAACGACCTCGGTTCTTCCCAGCCTAACCCTATGCTTATTCGTTGGTCAGACCAAGAAGACGCTACTAACTGGTCACCTTCCTCTACTAACCAAGCGGGAGACACCATACTATCTAACGGTACAGAGATTGTAGCTGCTCAACAGGCGCGTCAAGAAGTACTAGTATGGACAGACTCCGCTCTGTACGCGTTACAGTACGTTGGTGCTCCTGCCGTGTGGACTGCGCAGTCCGTTGGTGAGAATACATCTATTGCCTCGCAGAACGCTGTGGGTTGGGCTAATGGCGTGGCTTATTGGATGGGGCGAGATAAATTTTACATGTACGATGGACGTACCCAACCGCTCAAATGTGACTTACGAAGGTTTATATTCAACGACTTTAACACCCTACAGTACGAGCAAGTATTCTGCGGTACTAATGAGTCCTACCACGAGATTTGGTGGTGGTATTGCTCCAGCAGTTCTAGCGTAGCCGACAAATATGTAGTGTATAACTATGTAGAAAAAGTATGGTACTACGGCAACATGAGTCGTACTGCATGGCTTGATTCGGGGCTAAGAGACTTCCCTCTAGGCGCTACGTACAGTAATAACCTTGTTAATCACGAGGAGGGCGTTGACGATAACGAAGGGGCGACTACCGCTCCTATAGCGGCGTACATATCTTCCGCGCAGTTTGATCTGGAAGACGGGCATCAGTTTGCCTTTATTTGGCGTATCTTGCCGGACATTACGTTTGATGGGTCTGAAGTAGATTCTCCTAGTGCGACTATGACCCTGTTACCCCTACAAAGTTCCGGTTCAGGGTATAATAACCCCACTTCTGTAGGCGGTACCAATAGCGCAGGTATTACACGTTCGGCGATATTGCCGGTAGAGCAGTTTACAGACCAACTATTCGTACGTGTACGTGGACGACAGCTAGCGATAAAGGTAGAATCTAGCGCAATAGGTGTTACTTGGCAGTTGGGTAGCCCTCGTATAGACATGCGTTCAGACGGGAGACGTTAATGGCTGTAGATAATACTAGGTACAATGTGCCATTTCGTGCCCCTGCCCTACCGTATCCGCCTCAAGTATACGACCAACAGTCGTTTGAAGAGTTTAATAAAATACTGCGTATCTACTTTAACCAGCTAGATAACGCCCTACGAAATGCTACGCTTGTACAACAAGCAGAAGCTACTACTTGGTTTATAAGCTAATGGCTAATACTTACAAGAATGCAAAGCTAGACCTAACTACTACTAACGTAACAGTTCTATACACTGCGGCTGGTCTTACTACAGGTATTGTTAAGTCTATTATAGTATCAGAAGATTCCGGTAATGCTGATACTATAACGATTACTTTGACTAATGGTAGTACTGTTTACAACCTATTTAAAACAAAAGCTGTTGGCGCAAATGCTACTGTGGAGTTGTTAACAGCACCTCTAGTAATACAGCCTACTGAGATATTAAAAGTCACTGCGGCTACTGCTAACAGATTGCATGTTGTAGCAAGCATTTTGGAGGTTACGTAATGTCAGGATATAACAGGACGTCAGGGCAATCTTACAACTACAATCAAGATGGCACTTATACCGATCAGTATGGTAACGTAATTGGCACTACGGGAAATTCGCTAGACCGCGCATACTACTACTGGCAATCTCGTGCAGGTTCTGGGGCTTTTACCCAAGTAGGAGAAGGTTTAGACCGACCTGAATATGGCGACCGCTGGAAAGGACATTCTGAATATAACCCCGCTTACTCTTACTACAAAGCTATGGGTGTTCCTATACGTGATTTTTACTACGCAAGTGATTCCCATTCTGAAGCAGAAATAGAAAGCTACGCCCAACTAATCGAAGAGTTTGAAGCAGGCCCAGTTAGCGTTGTGGGTTCTCCTGAGTATACCCGCGCCCAAGAGTGGTTCCGAGAGGCCGTACCTACGTTAATTAACAATACAAATGTAGCTCGGGATAACCTCGTAGACTACTTCGGTATGGAGAAAGAGTTAACCAAAATAGGATACAGCGAGGAAGAAATTGGAAAGGCGCTAAACAAGAGTAGAATGTCGCCTTACTCAGGGATGGCGTTTAGCACTGGGGCAGAAAGCGCAGGGTTTGCGGACGCGTACACTAAACTATTTAACGAGGCAAAAATCTACGGGGGTATTACAGAAGACTTCCAAAAAGCTTACGACATAAAAGCTCCTGAGTACCACGACAAAAACTTTGCCCGACTAGTTTCCCTGAGTATGACCGACCCTCAAGCGTACCAAAGAGAGTACGCAAAGATGAACTTGCGAGACAAAAATGTCTACATGTTTAAAGCGTACGACAAGGGGTTGTTCGAGGACTCTGCGGAGCGCACTCGCCTAGAAGAAGCGGGAGTTGCCCCCGAAGAAATTAATAAGCGTATCGAACTAGGTTCGATGAACAAGTATAAAGAAGTTATAGTTAGCAACTTGCACGAGTCGGGTAACTATGACGATGTGTATAAAAGACCCGCTACCGGAGATGCAGAACTTTTAGGTTTTGACGTTGCGGGGGGTGACCCTGAATCCGAGTGGGTAGTAAAGATGAAAGGTAACGCCTTTCAAGACGCTGGTGGCACTTCGGGCGGGCAGTATGGGTACCGAAGAATAAAGTTTTTCCCTGAAGAAACCCTCCGCGCTTCTGGGGTGTACGGCCCTGAGTCTAAGTACAACAACTATTTACAGTCTGAATCTAGCCTCGAAGAAAAGCTAGCCCGACAGTCAGTAGGAAAAATGGAAACCATTGGGGGTCTAGGGGAGTATGTAGACGTAAGCCCTGAAGACGAGACGCTGCTAGAGGGTGCCATTAACTTTGCAGATTTAGCCCTTTCAGTGTTTGTCCCCACGTATAACCTAATTAAAATCGGCGTAAACGCCGCTCAAGGAGAGACCCTACACTTGGCGGACTACGTTTCTGCGGGTGTATCGGCACTAAAGGTATTTGATGTTATCGCAGCGCCTATGGGGGTGGAAGAAGCGGCGGAAGTAGGTGCGACAGCCTCTGCAAACGTACTTGAAGCCGGAGGCACAGCAGCGGAAGCGGCAAGAGCATCAGAGCAGGCTATAGCCTTGGCATCAGCGGGCAAAGGACTTACCTTGCCGGGAATGTCCGAACCGCTAACTTACGCGCAGACAGTAGGACTTGCTAACTCTATAACCGAGGGTAACCCTGCGGCGTTTATCCTAGGTACTTTTGGCGGAGATATGCTAGACGCAGCTTTCGCTAAGTATGGAGTAGACCCTGCAAATCTCCCTGCGGGAGTAAAAGAAGGCATTGTTAAGGCCATAAGTAAAGTAGGGCAGGGAGAAGATTGGGACGAGGCTTTATCTTCTGGCGCGTACGCGTGGTTTAAAAGTTCCGACTTAGGAGATGGATTCTTAGGAGAACTTCAGCAGGTGGGTAGGGATATAGATAGTACGTACTTGCAGCCCCTAAAAGATTCCCTTCCTGACCTCGGGGGGGTTGTGGGCGATTGGCCTGTGTGGGGAGAAATATCTGAGTCTACCGGCCAGCTAATAGACGGGTTCCAAGACATAATAGGTGGAATGAACGACTTAGTTCCGGGGATAACAGACTTTACACAAGAAATAGCCAACAGTGTTTTGGAAGTGATACCTACTGAAAGCATAGAAGAAGCTCTTAGCAAGATTGGTCAGATGACAGGCGGGGCGTTTAACGAGCTACCTGCCGCCGCTCAAGATGCCCTAGAAGAAGGACTTCAAAGCGCCATAATAGACGGAGAAGTAGACTCTCTTGCTATGGCCGAAGCCGTATCTGCCGCAGTAATAACTACTGATGCCATAAACGAAGCGTTCCCTGAAAGGCTAACTGACGTAGTTTCGGCTCGGATAATAACTAGTGCAGTACGAAATTCAATAACTGCCGCTATGTCAGGAGGAGATGTTTCTGATGCGTTTGTACTAAGTATAGCTCAAGGGGCCGCTAACGCCGCTAAAAAATCCCTCCGCGAAGGAACTTGGAAAGACGATCTTCAAGGACTAGTGGACAGAGTAGAAGGAGACTATACAGACACAAACAACTTACGTGCTGACGTAGATAAAGGAGCTACTGACTACGCGACTAAAGCTAAAGAGTACAATGACCTTGTAACTGAGATGAACTCAGAAGAAGCGGAAGTACTACGCTTATCGGAGAAAGCTGCCAGTACAGGGGCACAAGCAGATGAAGCGGCGTTTAACGCAGCCCGAGACGCTTTTCAAACAAAAGTAGTCGATACTTACGCCCCGCAACTAAGCACCATAGTACAAGACATAGATAGCATTAAAGTAAAGCGAGATGAAGATGTGAGTAAGTACACCGCATCTCTGGATAGCTTAGATACGGCTACAGTACTGCTTAACGACAACTTAACTCCAGTGTACGCAGATATAGACAAGCTTGCCGTTGAAGGGATTAACCCTGAGTTTGACGTTAAGTTTTACGCCCAACAGAATGGTATTACAGAAGAAGAAGCCTACAAAGACTACTTAACCAACGGGTTGTACACCAACGCCCCCGCCAATCAGACGGCACTTACCGCACAAAACACTGCAACAGTAAACAACGTGCTCAACGATTTAGCCGCATCCACGGGGTTAGACTTGACTAAGCTAGCGCCCGAACAAATGAAAGCGGTTGTACAAAGGTTAACACAGGTTGCTCAGGGGGATGGAGTAGACCTTAAAGACTTAAATGTTGCTGCTGTAGCTCAAAATGCGCTAAGTGTAATTAATAATCCAGAGGGGACTGGGGACGAGTTCTTCAGTATGACCACCGATGCCGATGGGAATGTAACTTCTTTCGAGTACGGTAGTTCATCTGCGGGGTTTAATAGAGCCGAAGGAGTTACTAAGCAAGACGTTCTTAGTGGCGCTGCTAGAGCGCAAGTTAACCCTGAAACAGGACAGTATGAATGGACTAAAGTTCCACCTCAGACTTATGTTGCTGAAGGGCAACTATACCAGTACGACGCAGAGACTGGACAACCTTACACGACAAACGCAAAGGGGGAGCGTGAAGACGTAGACTTTATAGCTTTGGGTAACATTGACCCGTTTACTCCTGATGTATCCCCTACGTTACAAGATTTGTCGGACAAAAACTCCCCCGCGTATAACCCTGAAGTGTTTACAGAGGAGTTAAATAACAGCGCCACCGTTGATGACGGGGG